CTCTGCTCTGCCATTTGTAATATTAGTAGCAAATCCAACACCATAATCAGCAGGTATATATTGACCGCCTGCATTGTAACCACCTAAAAATGCCCAGTTTCCAGCATGTGTTAATTTTCTATTACCATCAACAGTAACAGTAGTAGCGCCTCCTGCTGATAGTTCAAAACCATGTGCGTTAGAACTATCGCCACTGCCACGTAAAATTAATGTAGCCCCAGTAGAATGCCAACCTGTTCTGCCACTTAATACTAAGTGCTTTGTGTCAGTATCAACTTTTAAATATGGATCAGCATCAGTAAATATAACTTCTGGAACAGTAAGAACACCAGTTAATGTACCGCCAGTAAGCGGTAACTTATCTGCAATTGAGTTAGTAACTGTTGTTGCGAAGTTTGGATCATCTCCCAGTGCTGCTGCTAGTTCATTTAAGGTATCTAATGTAGCTGGTGCGCTGTCTGTGATACTAGCAACGATATTGGTTGCCGTATCATACCCATTACTACTTAAATATGAACCAACTCTAGCATCTGTATAGTATAAATTTGTACCCTCTGATAATTCGCCTGTATTGGCAGCACCAGCCAATTGCCAAGCCGAACCATCCCAGATGTAAAGTTTATTATTGTCAGTGGCAAATGCCTGATCGCCAGCATTGTTTCCAACCAGTGGCAAATACGTACTATCTTGATACACATTAACTTTGGCAACGACGGCACTGCCATCTTCAACAACCAGTTCAGCTGTTCCGGCTACTTCACGAATTTTGTTCTCAAATGACGGAGTATTTTCCACATAGGTAGCCAAATCTTGTGGAACAAATTTACCTGTACCAGCGTCATAAACTAGGCACATTTGGTTAACAAGTGACGGAATAGGACGTAGTTCAACTGGTGTTTTATGACCTTCTTGCGTATGTTGAAAATATACAACTGGATTGCCGTTGATGTTTGTTTCAACAGCCAAGTCTTTGACAGTGATAGCACCTCTCATAACTCCGTGATTACCGCATTGATAATATAAGGTATCAGGTGCGTCATTTGGAACCACAATAGTCAAAGTTCCACTATCAGTACGACTTCCAGTTACACCATCTGTGTATTCGCCAAAGTATGTTCCACTAGCGAAGTTAGTGCCATTGTCAGTTGTAAGATATAATGGATGGCCTGTAGCCGTAATATTAAATGTGTAAGTACCGCCGCGATAAAATGGACCGATATTTGGATTGTCGCCTTTAGCTGCTCCACTAAATGTATAAGAACCTGCTCCATTATTCACCACTGTGTAACTGACAGTTGGTGCAGTTAACGTTGGTAATGTGATTGTTGCAGGTACGCTGATGTTAATGCGTTGTACATCTGTTGCATTACCTGAATTGATGTCTGGATGGGTATCACTTACTGGACCAGTTGAAGTTGCCCAACTAACCAAGTTATCAGTACCTGCTCCGTCAATCCATTTGAGATACAAACTGTGCGTCTGCGTCATCTGATCAAATAGATCGTAAGCGGCATAATTGTTTACGGTGTAAGTACCCTGTCTGTATAGTGGTACTTGTATTTCAGGACTGTTTGTGATTTCACGTCTAGCATAAGGTAGGCTACTTGTCAACCAGGTCCACAACCAGGCAGTGTCTTGTCCAGCTGCCGGAGCCGCTACTTGAATCTCCAGTACTTCAGGAGCAATGTCCAAATTTACTTGGCTAATTTTAGCAAGCGGTAATTCACCGTCATTGATATCATTGGCGGTTACTGCACCATTGGCAAGTTTAGCACTGGTTACGCTGTCGTCATCAAGACTACTGGTTTTGATTTTGTTTAAGGCCATCGTGTAATAATCCTGTTGTTATTACACTTATTTATCGATTAAGCAGGAGGATTTGGCCAGTCTACACCTTCAAGACTATCATAGGTTATTGTAATATCTCTAAGTTCTTGTCTATAGGCGGCCCACTTATCTTTGGTTGCTTGTGGTACATCAGCATTCTGTGTCCAGTCTGTTTTTTCCAACAACATAGTGCGTCTTGCACGTAAATCTGCTAGTTTACTATCAGCAATAACCTGGTTTACTTGTTCTTCAGTTAAACCTTGTAGATCTTCTGGAACGTCATGTTCATTATTCACTTCTTCGATAACTTCAATTTCTTCTGGCATAATAACTCCTATTAGAATATGTTGCTTGTGGTGTTGTTCATAACAACATCAGTAATATAAACACCAGTATCATTACTGTCAAATGTACCAAAGTAAAGATGTACTTTGCCTTCTGTATAACCGTTTTGTCCTTTGTTTAATTTACCACAAAGTCTTCCACTGCCATCTCTGTAAAAGGTATACCAAGCATCACTACCACTAGGTGTTGATGTGTGTTGGTTGATAACACTGTTACCAGTATACATGTATCCGCCACGCATTGCATGATTGAATACACCATCATTGTACAGATAACCAGTAGCTATCATATAGAACATATAACTATTGCTGTTTAAGTTTGTTCTAAAGTCTAGATAGCTAGCATATGCTCTAAACTGTACACTGCCCAAATACTTTTCGTGAACTCCAAGACTGATGTGTGTGTTTAGACCACTTGCTTGACTTTGAATAGCACCAGTACTACTATTGTTAGCAGGTGTAGGTGTATTGAAATAAGGTACTTTACCACGTGGGATGGTTTGTGAACTCATTTGAGTTCCTTCTGCCCACACACTGAACTCTTTTAAATGAAGCGTCTGATTACCATTGGTATATTCAGCATCACCGGAGGAGTTACTGGCTGACATTTCTAAACAATAACGCTGTCCTGCCTCAAATCCTGGAACATCAAACACATAGTATTTGGGATTGTGAACGTTGCCGCTTTGTGCTGCCGGGTATTCATAATCGTTAAACGATTGATTACCATCAAAACGACTGTCCCATAGCACAGCACCAGACATCTGATTCTTGATTCTCCATTTGAAATAGTAGCTGCCACTTGTAATATACATGTTGGCACGTATTCTCAGTGTACCGTTCATGTGCGCTGTAAACACTGAAGTTTGCATTGGTGGCCAAACATTACCTGCGCTGTCTGCCCAGGGTGATTCTTGTTCGTATACTTTAAATCCAGTACCTGAACTTACGCCAGCTGGATTAAAACTAATTGCAGGGTCTGTTGGACTAGTTACTCTGCCATTTTTAATTTGTAAATTAGTAGCACCACTGCCA